CCACTCCCGTGACTTCCACCTTCGTAGTAAGGTGGAGGTCGTAGCGGAACGTGGTCTCAAGGCTCGGGTTGTCACGAAGTCACAGGGTAGTGTCTTAGTACTGGGACACTTACCTAGGCAACGCCTCATCCGCGGTCTCAAGAGAGTCGCGGAGTGCCGAGGTGCACTGGGTGCATTCTCGGATGCTGACTTGATCAGTCAGCTTGGGAGTTGCTCAGGGGAGATTATCAGTAGCGACCTCCGGGCCGCTTCTGATCTTCTCCCCCGTGACGGTGTGACTCGCCTCGTGGACGGTCTTCTTTCCTCTGGAAAGTTTTCCGACGCCGAGGCCGTGGGACTCCGACTGTGCACCGCAAACCATGAGCTCTCCTATGGTGGTGACGAGGTCATCCATCAAAGGAGGGGTCTACTCATGGGATTGCCCACTACCTGGATCCTCCTCAGTCTCTATCACCTTTATTGGTGGCGGAGTGCGAAGAGGGCCCATGGCTCAGTACTGTCAAAGTACAAGGTACGTGCTATGATCTGCGGCGATGATCTAGTCGCAGTAGCGCCTCCTTGTATACTTGACAGGTACGAGGCTAACATGCTTGCATGTGGTGGTGAGCTTTCTGCGGGTAAGCACTGTCGGTCCAAGAAGAGGGGAGTCTTCCTTGAGAAGCTGTTGGAGTTCGGCTGTGAGGACAAGGTCGGTTTAGTCTCCGTAAAACGGGACTTCCGACGTGTGCGTAATCGCACAGTCCTCGTGGCCGAACAGAAGACCGAGCTTTACCCGTTCCGAGTGATCCCGAGAGTGTGTATGATGATACCACTCAAAGGGTTCTTCTCAGACGGGGCCGAGGCCGCTACTCAGAAGCTTCCGTCCGCATTACCCGATTGGGTTGTGGCCGGAGAGGTTTCTGAGGCGCTTCGGTTGCAAGGTATTCCGGCACTCCAGAACTTTGAGTTGGTCCGAGTCGCCTTCCCAAAGGCAGCTCAGCAGCTCAGGTCTCACCGCATTCCCCCATACCTTCCAAGATTCCTTGGAGGAGGGGGGCTTGTCGGTAAGGGTGGAGAGGAGTCAAAGGTCTCCCGCCTAGCCTCTAGAGGCTACCGGAAGGCCCTATCTTCTCTCCTCACTGATGGGTCTGTTGATCGTGACCCACAGTGCCTGGGCCGCATGTGGACGAACACAAAGGAACGAGTGTTTCCTATGGCTTCTCAGGCGGCAGATGAACTCCTTGGGCGCGTTGATCACGCGCTTGGGGAGGTCCCTCCAGATGCAGGCGGTCCGTGGTTTGACTGTGGCGTCGACTTCCGAGAACTCGTAGAGTCCCGGGAGAATCGGCGCTTCGGTCTCCTCATGGACCTCCCTATTCTGAAGGTTCGGCTAGGGGAGGTAGCTAAGCACCTTTCACGTAGGGTCAATGACCTCTCGCGGAAGTGGCAAAGCTCGAACCCCTGGTCGAAATCTGTAGCCGACACTCGCGCGGTGTACGACAAGCTTGTCGCACAATCGCGCGTGTGGCTCCCACCCTCTGAGGACCCAACCAGACCTGGCAC